AAGGCGCTTGCACCACCCACTGATCGTGTCAGTGATCCCATCCAGCTCGTACTTGACGCAGTATTTGCCAGGCGTGCGAGGATGTGGATCGAATGGATCGGTTGGTTCGCCGCGCTCGAAGAAGCGCTCGCCATCGCTGCGCCGACGCACGGCCGAGACATGGTAACCGGTTGCCTCGGCGATCTCCCTGACCGTCTTCATCTCGCCGCGAAACAGCACACGTTTGGGCTTCTGTCGTCCACGTCTCTTCCTTGGCTCGGCTGGATCATAGCCATGCTTGAGCCGACCGTTGACCGTGCTGTAAGGCAGGCCGAGGCGCATGGCGATTTGGCGACAAGACAGGAACTCGCCTTTGTATTCGGAAATGATCGGCGCCTTCGGGTTCATTGTCCTGCATCCAACTTTGCCATCTCGGCTTCCCAGCGCTTTTGGTAGATAGCGAGGCTATCGTCTTTGACGAAACGAAAAACCTTAAGAGACAGCTTTTTGCGCGGCTTCTTCTTGCTGCGATCAATCAGCTTGGGGTTGAGATTAGCCATTGTACCAACACCTCGGTCCCCGGATGAGCTTCCCTTTTTTCCGCGCTCTGACCGTGGGCTTCCTTGGGGTAGTAGGTTTTTTCTCCAGACATTTAGCGACAGGCCAACCTACCTTCAGCCGCAGGCTGAGCGTGGTCTTTTTGATGCCAGTGCGGCGCGACCAGCCGGAGATGCTGTCCGTTATTCCGTTGTGAGTGAGCAGGACAGGGGCGGTGCTCATCTGCATTCCTCGCGCTGAGCGTTCGAGTTGTGATGGTGAGCACACAAGCCCTGCCATCGTGAACGATCCCAGAAAAGCTTCATGTCGCCCTTGTGGGCGATCGAGTGGTGCACGTGCCCCGCGTGGGCGTTGCAGCCGGGATGCTGACAGTATGGGTGCTCGGCAAGGAAAGCGGCGCGTGCGGCGCGCCAGCGGCCATCGTAGCCTCGATCGGTCGAGGAGGGTCGGCGAACCTCGAAGCGAGCCTTGGCCTCTCGTTTTTGCAGGTGCTTGCACGCGCAGACGACGCCGCGAGGGACGACCTTGCCACACGAGCAGATGAGCGGAGCGGCTGAGGGCATGTCAGTGCACCCTCTGCTGGCGAGCGTTGAGGTCTCGGAATGCTTGCCTGATGTCGTCGTCGCTGGTGGCCTTGGACTTCGTTGGGCTCTCTCCGCCAAAAATGGCTTTGAGCATGTCAACTCTGCCCTTGTAGGCTTCGGTGATTTCGGCCGGCGTGGCGTCGAGCGTGGTCGCTGGCGTCCAGCCGAGCCAACCAGTGCCGATGCGATAGAGCTGAGTGAGATGCTCGGAGAATGAGACTTCCTCCGGCTCGCCGGCTTCGTTGCGCTCTGCCTTGGCTTCGGGATCGAGGCCAGCGCATTCGAGCACGAACGTGATTAGAGCCGCGCAGATGGGTTCAAGGCCCGCGTCCATGACGTGGCCGTTGGCGTAGGGGTGATTGTGGTGGTCTTGCAGCACGAAGAGCGCAGCGGTCAGGCTGCCGTCCTGCAGGTCCGCGATCAGCTTCGAGAACGAACCGTCGCGAGCCTCAAGACGAAGGCCGCAACGAAGGGTCGGGCGGAGCGTGATTAGCGCACCGCCCAACTTGAGCGTCGTATCGTTGCCCAGGAGGTTCACGACACGACCCTGTGCTTAGGCAACGGCCAGGGTATAGGCCGCGACAGCCGTACCGAAGCCGGAGAAGTCGGCTTCGATCGAGAAGTTGAACGAGCCGGTCCCCGTGTGGGTCCCGCTGATGACGCCGGTGGCCGCGTTGAGCGTGAGGCCAGTCGGCAACGTGCCGACGCTCACGGAGTATGTCACGGTGCCGAGGCCGCCTGTGGCCGCGACAGTCTCGGTGTACGGCGTGGCGGTCGTTGCGCCGGGGAGCGCGCCAGCAACCGGGGAGAAGACGATCGCCACTGATGCCGGGACTTCGGTGATCTGGCCGGTGATGCCCAGCGAGAAGGTCGTCTCGATGATGTTGTCAGCATCCCCGAACTTGTTCTCGGCGCTCATGACGCTCGCTCTGAAATAGAAGACCGAGTTGGGCTGATCAGCGATGATCGCGTCGTGAAGCTCGGCCTTGAAGAGATAGGTGTCGAACGACTGCGCGGCGACGTGCGCAGCATTCTGGCCCTTGTCGGTCGGGTCGCGCAGGACGACGAGTTCGACGGTGCCTGAGTCAATCGTGCCCTTCAACCTTCTCATATATCCATCGGTTAGAACCGATGCCGTGATCTCTTTGCCCTTGGCTCCCCAAGTGCCCAGAGAGTTGATCTCGCCGATCTCCACCCAGGTTTCCGAGGTGAAGTCCGCGAGGACGGGGTTGCCGTTGAAGGTCGTCGAGGAGATCGAGACCTTACTGCGGGCGGTGACGTTTATAGACACTGGCGTATTCCTTATGCTGGTGTTGGTGTGCAAGTAACTGCACGAGAGAAGAGGAGGCCGGGATTGCTCCCGGCCGATTTATGGGACGGCTATCAGGAGGCCGCGCACTTCAAGAGGCGAAGAGCCTCGGCCTTCGTCACCTCACCACCGACGCGCCGACGGGCGTGGAAGCGCACGTTGCCGGCAGTCTGCTGTGAGTACGGGTCGCGCAGGATGCTGAGCGACACGCGATCGAAGATTTTGAAGCCTGAGCGCCAATCGCCGAACGCGATCGGGATGAGGCCCGCGCCGATGTTGGGCATGTCCGGGAACTCGACCACCGGAGCGCCAAGCAGCGAGCCTGGGTTGCCCACGGACAACGGACCCAACGGCCCTTGCCAGAGGTATTCGCCGGCCGAGTTCTTGAGTTTGCGGATGAAGCCGATCGTGGACCGGTTCATGATCCAGGTTGCATTCGCGGCGTAGGGCGACGGCAACGAGTGGAAGAAGTCGATCAACTCGTCGGTCGTCGGGCCGGTCGTCGCCGCAACGGTCGTGGTCGTGATGGTCGCGCCAGTGATGCCGAGAGGCATCTTGTCAGCGCTGCCGGTGCCGACGATGAACGCCGCGCCTTCCTTCTGGCCGAACGCCTCACCGAGGTCCTCGGCGATGAGGGAGTCAACGCTGAACGCGCTGTCCTCAAGCAGGCGGTTCGACACGTCCACGTAAGCCTTCATCTCGTAGATGTTGAGCGTCTGGTTTCCATAGGCGGAGTTGGCCGCCGGCTCGGCGTCCGTCTCGCCTTCCCATGAGACGGTCGGAATGGCCGTGCGCTTGGGCAGGAGGACTGCGCCGGTCGACGCCTGGAGGACGCGAGCGAGCGAACGCATCGGGCTGAACTGAGTGAGGTTCTTGTCCAGCTCCGCAAAGAATTCCGGCGGAACGGTGAAACCGGCGTTGGGGCCGTCGCTCGTGCTGGTCGTCATCGCGGTGCGCTGTTCAAGCGCCTCGACTTCCTCGCGGGACATGCGCTCCACGCCGCGACGCAGATACGAGTCGAAGGAGCGGCGCTGTAGGGCGCTGCCGTCGTCGGCGTTGCCGTTCTGCGGCTGACCGGGACGGTTGAGGCGGGTTTCGAGCGCAGCGATGCGAGCGTCCCGCTTGGCAAGATCAGCGGTCATGCTCGTGCGGAAAGCTTCCGTGGCGGAGCGCAGCTCGTTCACGGCCGACGTGGCGTCGTCGAGGTTTCCCTCGGGCGCGTCACGGGTTTCGAGGTAGTCAGACATGGATTTACCCTTTCAAGGTTGCGAGTGCGCTGGAAACGGCGCGATGGAAGGCGTCCACTGATCGGACGCTTGTGACCCGAGCGTTTCCAGCGCTGGGTAGAGCGACGAGTGAGATTTCAGCCAAGTCGAGGTCGTGAAGGATGCGGGTCCCCTTGGCATCGCGGGTCGAATTCTTCGCGCGGAAACCGATGCTGAGTCCGCTCAGAGCGCCTGCCTTCAGGAGGGCGAGCGCCTCTTGACCGCGACGGGTCGCGGTAACGAGCTTGCCGGTTACGGCTAGGCCGGTGGCGTCTTCGCGGAGGTCGATCCAGGTCCCGATTGGTTCGCTTTGGTCGTGCCCCCAGAGCATGGCTGGGGCGATGCCTCGCTTGGCGTGATCGGCGATCGTGCGCGCGAAGGCGCCGGGCCGGACGATTTCGTTGTGGAGGTTCTTCTCGCCGAACTTGGCCGCGTAGCCGGTGAAGGTTCCGCTGTCGTCCGGCGCGAGGCGCGCCTCGATTGCAAACGTCTGCAAATTAGTCATCGGACTTGCCCTCCTCATTTGCAGGTACTTGCACGGTCGGCTTGCCAAAAAATGCGGTCTCAAGCACGGCGACGGCGAGTGGCAAAACCTCGGAGATCGGCCTTTCGCTTGCGTAGACCTGCGTCAGCGAGGCCGCGACGGCAGGAGTTTCGCCTCCACCGATGAGGGCGAGGCGGATCGTCGCGAGCATATCGAGATGCTTGAACTGCCCGGAAAACAACCGTTTCGCGAGCGCGCCGATGCCCGAGCCAGTCACGCGCTCCAGCTCTTCGATCAGCACTGGGGTCAGCGTGAAGCTGCGCTCGCTGTCGCCGAAGAACGTCGTCATGGTCGGAGTTTTCGGAGCTTTAGCCACCTTCTCCCCCATTCTTGCCGGCGGGCGGGACGGGTGCGGGCGTTGCGGTCGTGTTCGGGTTCGAAAATTCGTCTCCACCCTTGTAGGCGGCCATGCCCTCTTTGGCTCGCGCCTCATTGGGGTTGAGGATGCGGCTTGCGATCATGACGCTGTAGGCGCTTGAGCGGGCCGCCAGGTCGCCCTCAAGCAGGCCGTCCAGGTCATAGCCGAACGTCAGGCCAGCCTTTCGGTCTGCATCTGTGAGCAGGGTCCGACGAAGCGCCGCTTCCCAGGTCCTGCACCAAGGCAGCAGCGTGAACTTGGTGAACTCCCGGCTCGATTGTTCGAAGTTGGCGAAGGTCGCCCTGCCGAGTTCCTGGAGGAACATGGGCGGGATGCCGAACAGGCGGGCGATCTCCAAAATCTGAAACTGCCGAAGCTCAAGGAACTGCTGGTCGACCGAACTGAAGGCGAGCGGGGTGAATGAGCCCGCCTCCTCCAACACGGCTGTGCCGCCCGAAGCGCGGCCGCTCGTGGCCGCCGACCAACTTGCTTTTATGCGCTTGGCGACTTCGGCGCCGAGCTTGCCGGGGAACGACAGGATGCCAGCAGGCCGGCCACCGGAGGCCATCAAGCGGGCCGCATGGTGTTCCATGGCCAAGGCAAGGCCGATGGCCTGACGGCCCGTCTTGATCGGGCTGAGGCCCGTTTGAAAGCCAGCGGTCGCGAGCGCATCCATGCGCACGGTGGGCCGGATTTGGATGATGTCCTGCCAGCTATACTCGCCGGTCCCGCCTTGGCCGATGTTGCAGGTGTATTTCGGCTCCATCGTGAACGGGTCGACCGTCGTCACGACGTTGGGGGGCGGGAGGCGATGAATTTCGCGGGGATTGCCGTCCAGATCGCGGACGATGAGGCCGAAGCCCGAACCACAGAGCAAGCTGTCCAAGGTTAGCGCCGTCCGGCCCTCGCAGGCACCCGTCCACGGATTGAAGTCGTCACGGATGAGCGAGAGCGCCGGATGATCGGAGACGATCTCCGTGCCGCCGTTCGGCGCCGGGCGATAGAGGTTGAGTGGCAACGTGCCGAGCAGGCCGCTGATCAGCTCCAGGGCGTTGCGGACGGCAGGGACTTCAATGGCGGTCGCCTGGCTGACTTCCGGTCCGGCGATGCTGGACGGCCCCGTAAGGCCAAGCATCCAATCCCAAGGGTCGTCGGACGAACGCTGCTCCACCGTGGGCTGTGCAGAAGTTTGCACGGCTGACGCCTCTGGGCGTGCAAGTAATTGCACGGACGGGCCGGCTGGACGCCAAAAGCGATCGAGGAAGCTCATCCCAGAACGCTAACACGCGCGTTTGAAAGGTGCAACAACTTTTAAAGCCTCGGATACATTTGTTATCCTTATGGTCCAATCCGTAGCCTAGGCTACGCCAGGAGCTGTGCAAATACTTGCACTCGGGTCGATCACTGGGTTTGCAAGTATTTGCACCGGCCCGTGGGGGGGCTATGGGGGGTTCTTGTTTTCTTTCTTCTCTTCCCGGAACTCTTTCTTTTCTTTCCGAGACTCGCGCGCTGCAGACCGTCGTTCCGGTCTGCGTCTCAGTACAGCTCTCAGTTGTATATCGTGCGCCTTGGAGGGCACTTCGGTGCGCCCTGGAGGGCATCTCGATGAGAGCCTCTGGGGCAGAACCGGTGCGCCCTAGAGGGCATCTCGATTAGGGCCTCTGGGGCCTCACTGAAGTGCCCCAGAGGGCATGTCGGGATGGAGGCTCTCAGCCACGAAGCCGGCCGGTGCCGTATGCTGCTCCACCAGCGCGGTCTCTTCCGGCTCGACCGGCATTTCGTCTGGAAAGTTGATGCGAATGAACGAACGATGTTCGAGAGGGTAGTGCTTGCGAGTGATGATGCCTTTGTCGACCAGCTGCTCGAACGCCGTGCGCAGCTGTTTGGGTGTGAGACCGGTCTCGTGACACCACTGCGGGTTGGACCGCGTGACCCATAGCTGGCCGTCGCGCTTGAAGCCTCCCTTGCCACCCCTTGACCACCCATTGATGCGGAAGAGTAGGACTCCAGCAGTGACGGACCCGGCGATCCTTATGCAGGTCCCGATTAAAGCGTCGTACTGTGCATCTGATTTTTTCTCGGCAGGCATGGCGCGTGTCCTTGTTTCTGCGCCGTGCCGGGGTATAGAGCCGGTGGCGCAAGCTAACGTTGTCGAGACGTTCAATGCACTCTGAGCCGGATGGGTTAACGCCTATCAGGCTCTCTTTTTTGTCATCCAGACTCACCATGCGACTCACATGCAGGCGTTGTCTTGTGGGACTCAACCCCGGAAAACAGCGGGAAACCACGGGCGTTAATTAGAGTCCCACTTTTTCCAAGCCGCTGATATTGTTTATAAAAGTGACTTCCCTCAGCTCCACCAAGAAGTCCGCGCAAATCGACGTGATTTCCTAGTCCGCAGAATAGCGACATTTCCGCGGCTTGCGGCGGCGGTAGTCGGTCTGCCAAGTCTATTCCACCGTCTCTGCTGAGCTTGCATTCTCGCAATGTCGCAAGCGAAACGCGAGGCATCCCGCGCATCGTCGAGCACGCCGATCGGAGCGTCTTGGTAGGTCACGCGCCAACGGCTCTCGTATTTCTCGACGTAGTAAGTGACGTCGTCGCCGCTAACGCTCGCGTCGCGCTTGGGCCTTGCATGCCTTCGATCGGTCACCGCCGCCTGATCCGCCATGCGCTGACAAAGGCCAAGCTGCCTGTCGCGCTCGCGGCCTCTCCCCGCGTCGAGCGTTCTTCGATTTCAGGGCACGGGATATTGCCGGCGGAGTGCCGCTTTGGCCCGTTGCACCTTCAGTCTCGATTGTCTCGCCCAATCGCGCGCGGTACGTCGATCCTCCTTGTCGCGTCGATCGATCGTCACCGCGCAGCCGCGCTTTCGCAGTCCCGTAAGCGCAGCGCGCGTGGTATGCGGAAGCCAATCCGTTGCCGCAATCAGTTCTTCTAGCGTTGCGCCACAATCGCGCTGAAGCAATTCGAGGACCTGCGCCAGCTTCGTCCCGCCTCGGGGCGCGGACAGGCTTGGTGGGGCTGCAGGAACGCCGGCAGTGGCCTCACCGACCTGAGAGCCGGTTGTAGTGACCTGCACGCGCGGGTCTGTGCCTTCGCTCGTTTCGTCCAACACCAGGCCGGTGGCGTCGGTGGCCACCCGGGCGCCCGACGCCGTTAGCTTCAATGCATAGGATTGGCCGCCTTGCTCGCGCCGCCACACGGGCGCTCCCGGCTTCGCCTTGATCTCCTTGGCGAGGCCAGCCCCAATCAGTTTCGTCGCGAGCTTCTGCGTCGCGCTGCCCTTCAGAATTTGAGGAGCGATAAGGCATCGGTCGTCGCGTAACGCGGCGGCGCTCAGCATGACGATCTGCGTATCGGTAAGTTTGATGGACATGGACGTAACCCCTCGTATCGTATCGGAGCCCGGACAATCCAGGCGCCTCACTGACACGAGCCCCGATCGAGCGGCGATCGGGGCGCAGGGTAGTCGGCCGGTCAATTTCGACCCGCGGACGTGCAAACATTGCTCGATTTCGAACCAAACGCCAGTCGTTTCTTCGCTATCGGCCAGACCGACTAAGGCACATCCAAGGAGGATGAACAAAGGCGGAGGCCAGGAGCCTTTTAGGCACTCCAATCCGGGACAAACTGGGGATGCTCCTGCGGATGGCGCCCTGCCCATCACAACCCGTTCGAGGACGTTTTCGCAGCCAATAATGGAAGCTTATCGGAAATCCATACCTTACGACAAGCAGGGCGGATTGCTCGCCACACAACGTGACAAACCGCCGCACAATACTCATCATGCCCACGTGATTCGCGCCGATTTTCAGCCGTTCGCCTACCCGCCTCCAGACCCACCGGAGCGGGCGCCTGCGTCGCTCCAGCCGCCTCGCCGCACAAGGCGCACCCCAATGAAATCCCCAGAGCACCAAGCTTACTCACCACCGTCGCGGGACTGTCAGGAATTTCGTGTGCGGGCGGGGCGGTTGAACATGTTTAGGCGGCGGCCTTTGAGAAACGCTCACCGAACATCACGGCGAACTGGGCCTTGGCCATGCACCACTCACGAGCTGGCATAGTCCATTCTTTCTCGGAGCGGTTCAAGACCAGGAAGAGCAATTTCATAGCCGCCTCGTCGGTTGGGAAGTGGCCTCTGGCTCGAATGGCGCGGCGCAATTTCGAGTTCAGGGCCTCGATTGCGTTCGTTGTGTAGATCAGCCTGCGCACGTCTTTGGGGAAAGCAAAGAACGGGATCACTTCGTTCCAGACGCGCCGCCAGGCCATGCCGATGGCCGGATATTTCAGGCCCCATTCGCTCGTCTCGAAGGCGCCGAGCGCCGCCTCGGCTGCAGCCGCGTCCATCGCCCGGTAGATGTCCTTCAGGGCTGCCGCGACTGCCTTTCGATCCTTGTAGGAGACGAAGTCCAGGCTGTTGCGCAGCAAGTGAACGATGCAGGTCTGGACGGTGGCTTCCGGGAAGACGGCGGTGATCGCGTCCGGAAAGCCCTTCAGGCCATCGACCACGGCGATCAGCAGATCATCGACCCCGCGATTTTTCAGCTCGTTCATGACGCGCAACCAGAATTTGGCGCCCTCGTTCTGCTCGAGCCACATACCCAGAATCTCTTTGCCGCCGTCGTGCCGAACGCCGAGCGCGATATGAACCGCCTTGTTGCGCACCAGGCCCTCATCGCGGATTTTCACCCGCAAGGCGTCGAAGAAAACCAAGGGATAGACCGGCTCGAGCGGCCGAGCCTGCCAAGCCGCGATCTCTTCCAGAACCGCGTCGGTGACCACGCTGATCAAGGCCGGCGAGACATCGACGCCATAGAGTTCGTGCAGATGGCCGACGATTTCCCGGCTGCTCATGCCGCGGGCATACATCGAGATCACTTTGTCGTCGAAGCCGGGAAAGCGGCGCTGGTATTTGGCGATCAGCGTCGGATCGAAGCTCGCCTGCCGATCCCGAGGCACGTCCAGCGACAGCTTGCCGGTGTCGGTGATCACCGTCTTCCTGCCATAGCCATTGCGGCTGTTGCCGCTTTGGCCGTCGCCTTCAAGATGGTGATCCATCTCCGCATTCAGCACGCGCTCGGCCAGCGCCTTCTTCAGGCCGTCCAGCAGACCGCCAGGGTCGAACGCCGTCTTGGCGTCTGCACCTCCCAGCAGTTGATCGAGAATCGTGTCAGCTATCGCAGGCTCTTTGCGTCGGGCCATGGGAGATCTCCTTCGTTCCCATTATGCCCGCCCGAACACGAAATTCCTGACACTCCCTTGCAGAGACGCTGGATGGGGAATTCCTTCTTCGCCGCATCGATGAGACGGAACCTCATCGACTTCCCTCCTTGGCGAAAAAAGTCGCGGCCCTCTTCAGGATCTCGCGTTCCTGCCGCAAGATCT